TTATTTTTTCAACCATTGAAGAGAGAACAAAAGAGTTGGGATAATAAATATAATATTCTACATTAATTTTGTGTTTATTTACATATTTACAATAAATAATTACATTTTTAAGTTTAAAAAGTTCATAATTATTACCTTCTACTTCATTCAATTTTTCAATATCTGGCAATATACCGATATTTTTGATATGAAAAGATGTGAATGACTGGTCTGGTTGTTTTTTCATAACAACATTTGTATTTATATACTTTTGGGGTAACCCTAAGTCAGCGAATAAATGTTTCAGAGTAATCACCACATTTCCGTCAGTTTTATTTTCATTTTCTTCCAGTATATTAACCGAGTAGTTATCAATAATATCCTTGTTTACTTCAAAAACAATATCTAGAAATTTAAAATTGACTAGTTTTTCAATATAAATATGAGGGTTTTCTATATCAAAAGTGACTACGTATGAATTTCTCTCTTGTTTAATAATTTTAAACCCATTTTTATTGAATAATATTGGATAATTTTCTAAATTTTCATCATTACTCATAGTTGAATATTATAAATATATATTATATTTTCTCTCATTTTTACTTATTATTTTGATTCTTTTGAGAGAATAAACCAATCCACAGTTTGTTTTATACCTTGTTCAACTGGTGTAAATTTAAAGTCTTCTCCCAAAAAGTCAAGTAATTTTGCATTGGATACCGTTTTTTTAAATTGACCATCGGCGAAACTGGTGTCAAATACCATACGGTGTTCATAGTCAAATGCCTTGGCAATTAATCTGGCAACTTCTCCAATACTTACTTCTTCTTCTTCGGAAACAGATAGTATAATATTATCTTCTTCAAACTCTTTCAAAACAAACATTATAAGTATTCCAAGGTCTTCTGAATAAATAAATTGTCTTAGGGGTGTTCCGGAACCTCTAACAACAAAACTAATATTCTGTTGTTTGGCCAAATAACATTTGTGAATTAACGCCGGCAAGACGTGTCCATTTTCAAGGTCAAAATTATCGTGGGGTCCATAAATATTGGTTGGGATAATACAAAAAAATTTATCTCCATAGTTCTCTCTATAGGCACGACAATGTACTTCCAACATTCTTTTCGCATATGCATACGCATCGTTTGAAAAATGTGGTGGTCCGTTGTGTAAAACAGTTTCGTCAATAGGATATTCTACTTTATCTGGAAAAATACAAGTGGATAAACACGCAATAAGTTTTTCAACTTTAAAATCGTGAGCGCATTTAATGACATTAAAATTAATCATTAAATTTATTTCTAACATATCAACTTTTTGATTCATATTTTTGTACAGACCGCCGACATTTGCGGCTAAATGAATTACATAATTTGGTTTGTGGGTTTCAAACATTTTTTGAGTGTCTTGAAAACTGCACAAGTTATAGTCTTTTGAAGACACATATATAAATTCATACTCGTTGTAAAAAAAATGTTCAACACTTTTAATTCCATTACCTACTAACCCAGAACCACCAGTGACCAGTATTTTTTTCATAATATAATTATAGTAACTATGAAAAAAATATATTATTTACGAATTATTTACAATCTTGTTCAACCATTTCAGAAACCAAATCGTCAAAGCTGTATTCTGGAGTCCAACCTAATTCGTTTCTGGCCCTTGTAGAATCTCCTAATAGTTCTTCTACTTCGGCTGGTCTAAAATACTTTTCAGAAATGAAAATTAAATCTCTTCCAGTTACGGTGTCATAACCAACTTCACTAAGTCCTTCGCCTTTCCACGAAATATTAAAACCTCGTAAAGCAAATGATTTTTCAACAAATTCCTTCACACTATGGAATTCATTGGTAGATAAAACATAATCGTCTGGTTTATCTTGTTGTAAAAGAAGCCACATTCCTCTTACATAATCTTTGGCGTGACCCCAGTCTCTCTTTGAATATATGTTTCCTAGAACTAGTTTTGTTTCCTCTCCTTTTAATATTTTATTTAATCCAATAGTAATTTTACGTGTGACAAAATTATGACCTCTACGAGGAGACTCGTGATTAAATAGGATTCCAGAACAAGCATACATATTATATGCTTCACGATAGTTTTTGGTAATCCAGTGTCCGTACATTTTGGCTACACCATAAGGAGACCTAGGATAAAACGGTGTTGTTTCTTTTTGAGGAACTTCAACTACTTGTCCATACAGTTCTGAAGTAGATGCTTGATAAAAACGAATTTTTTCTAATGGAATTCCACAGTTACGAAGTGTTTCTAATAACCGCAAGGTTCCAAGTCCATCAACATTTCCAGTATATTCTGGCATATCAAAAGAGATTTTTACGTGACTCATTGCGGCCAAGTTATAAACTTCTAATACTTGAATGTTATCCTTATAGGTGTTGTATATTTCATTGAAAATATTCATCAAGTTAATACCATCTGATAAGTCACCATAACGAAGATTTAATTTTTTGAAAATATGGTCAATTCTATCTGTGTTGATGGAAGAAGAACGACGTATCATTCCCCAAACACTATAGTTTTTTTCAAGCAATAGTTCTGCCAAATAAGAACCGTCTTGCCCGGTTATTCCCGTAATAAATGCAATTTTATTATAACTCACAGTCATTGATAATTATAATAAAATGATAGGTTTTTAAACTATTTTTATACAAAATATTAAATATCTAGACTCAAAGTATTTTTATCTGACTTTGGACGTCTTTTACTTTTCTTTGGCATGTTTCCACCCGACTGTAACTCTTTCAAGTCACTAATGGATATGGTACTACTTTCATTTTGTGACGGTTGTGCAGTAGGTGCTGGTGCCGATGTTTCTTGAATATTGATTGTCTTTGTTTTCAATCCAGACAAGATATCTGAAATATCACTTGGTCCTTTCATCTCTGGACGCGAACTTCTTGAAGTGCGTTCCATTTCATTTGCACCACTAAACGTCTCACGAATATTGATTCCATCATTGAAACTACTTCTTCCCATACTCATATTCATATCTGGGCGACTAATATAGGATGTATTATTACCTCCTCTAGAAACTGATGGCGGAACCATATTTGGTCCTTGAGTAGCCATTGGTGGTGGTGGACCACCCATATCACTGGTATTCATCATACCATTTACAAAACCAGAAAATCCGGGGTTATTTTGTCCCATACTATTTACTGCAGCAGTTTGAAACTGACGCATTAAGTCTGGATTTTGACGCAAGATATCATCCATACCGGGCATTGCTGACTTGAACATTGTATTGGTCATATGAATCATCATTGCACTTCCTCCTAACTGAAACAGCAGTTTAAGCTCTGGCGCCATTGATGCTTTGGATTTATATTTTTCAAATAATTCACCAAAAATTTCATCATAATCGGTTAAGTTTTCGTTGATTTGCTCACTCCAACCATCCAACTTAATATCAAAAGGGTCAAAACGATTATTTAAAAATTCAATACCATTAATACAAGCCATCAACATATTACCTTGAAATTTAATAGAGTTTTGCTTGGTCTTTTCTTCCATAATCATTTCGTATTCACCTTGCATTTCAGCCAATGGTGATTCCATAGTATATTTTTTTGTTAAGTTGACTCCCTTTGCCTCAAGTGCCTCTAACTTTCTTAAGAACTTGAATTTCTCTCTTAATAGTTCTTCCTTTGTCATCTGAGGTTCATTTGGTAGTGCTTTATCTGGATTAATTGGAATATTATTGAATTTAGCATAACCGTCCCAAGTTGTTCCATCAGAACCTTGGTCAGCAGTAGATTTACCAATACTTGGTTGGTCCCCAGATGAACCAAAATTAGAAGTTTCCTCAAATCTTACACCAGCTGGTTTTTCACCGAATGATGATGGTGTGTCAAAATTAACAGACTTGCCAAAAATATTTGACTTACTTTCATAAGTACTTCTAGAAGGTGCTTCTTCTTCCAAAACTAAATCATTTAATTCGTTTTCTAAATTGTCTAAATCATCAATATGAATGTCACTGGTTGGTTTTGAACCACCTTCTCTGACTTTGTCATTCATTAATAGTTCAATACCTCCGCCGAAATTACTTGATTTCATCGGACCATCATTTAGTTTAATACTGGAAATATCAATAATGTCGTTGTCCATATTTATCTATGAATAAATAAGAACATATAATTTTAAGTCTTACGAATAATAAATATATTATTTTGGTTTTCTTTATTTTTGTTATATAATTATAATTTGTTTTTAATGTACCAAATACCTTGTAAAAATGAATCAGCTAAATCATCTTTTTTGGTGTGTTTTGAAAAAAAATCTTCCCAAGTTTTATAGTTATGTTCATTGGTGATTATTTCTAAACACTTTTTTATTCCTACTTTTTTCCTATCCCCATACTTCAATTTTTCTTCCTTTCCTTCACTTTTATTTGAACCGCCGTCCACAGAGGAATCTTTTAATTTGTTTATTGAAGAGACAAATTCAATAGAAATATTATTATTCTTCATTATAAAATATTGGGCAATCATACCTTGAATTGTTTTCATTCTATTCGCAATTGGACTGATTTGGTTTTCTATGATGACTTTATCAATCGTTAATAAATGTTCATCAAGAATTGTGTCAAATTTTGACTGAAGGTTTCTACCAATTGTTACTAAATCTATCTTTGATGCATTCGTGTTTTCAACTGGTTCAAAACAAGTATTATAAATATAATCATTTATCAGTGACACTAATTCATTTTTTTTGATTGGTTTTTCGTATTTAATTTTATACTTGTCAGCCATTTCGTATAGACTTTGAATTTTTTGTTTGTTTATAAATCCACTTTTCAATTCTGATGTTGGAATTTGATATTCTTGTTTTTTTGAATGTTTCAAACAATAACATTTTCCATTTTTAGTAAACTTAGCGGGTTTATTACACGGTTGACTTTTTTCTATTTCTAAACATTTCATATCATTTTGCTGGGCTAAATTAATAGAATCCCATTTTTCAATATGAAAATAATTTTCTTCGTGTTCAACCGATTTGGAAAATAAACAAAACGCTAAATTTTTTATTCCAACGTCTATACTTAGTATTTTCATTTATACTATACTATTGAAATATTATCTCCTAAAAGTATTATAATATTGTTTTTATAATACTTTCCTAATTATGTTATTTACTGGGTTGTTGTCTGTATTTTTTCAATCTCACTCAAGTCAATAGAAGGAGATATTAATCGTCCTTGCAATTGTTCTCTTGTTAAGTAAGGATTTTTCAAGTTACTAGAGCAGTAACCATATCCGGGATTACTAGTGTCATAACTTGACTTGTACAAGTGTGGTACGTTGGATGACGGAGTGTTTCCAGTTTGAATGTGTGATGGAAGACCCATATCACTACATGCTTCCATCGTATTGTATTTCATAATTTCTCTGCCATTGTTAGTAAGAAACTGTCTGTACTGCCAACTAGTTTGAATATTTTCTTGTTGTTGAATTCTTTTATTAACAACTGCCTCTGGTTGCCACGATGAAAAGTTACGAGAATCGCTCATAATTGGTGGAAAATTAAAATGAATATTATTTGAACCAGAATAGCAGGTGCCCCAACTCATATTTTTATATATAATAACAAAATATTATTTGTATTCTTTATTTATTAGTATTTATTTTTGTATAAT